ATCATAACCTGACCGAGACATTGCACCACAACGTTCGTAGGCTTCTTCCACAATGTCATCAATCGCTAAATTAAAAGTGGTTGTACCTGATGTTGCCATAAATCCTCTATGAAGGCTCTCCTTTGCAGGAGAGCCTTAAATTAATTAGCTAAGATCTCTAGCTTGTAAATAATTTACAACGACACGTGCAACCCCAGCAGTAGCTGAGTTAGTAACAGCAATACCATAAACAGTTTGGTCTGAAGATCCAATATCTGTCCATCTTCCTGCTGCAGCCGGTTCACAGTCAACACTTGTTGCAGTTGCAGTTACGTTTGATGCTGCAACATAATTATCAGCATCAGTCGAAATACCTACAGCAATAGTAGTTGTACTTGAGCTCGCAAATAAAGTTTCAACGTGGTATTCAATTCCTATAATTTGTGAATTAGCGGGAATAGTGAATCCTAAACTTGTTGCGGAAGTATCATCATAATTAATGGTGCCAGATTGTGCTAATACAATATCTCCAACGTTTTTAACGTTAGTGCCTACAGTTGTACCTGTAGATGATAAAATATTACCAGATTTAACTGGACCAGTAAAAGTAGTTGTAGCCATAATGGCCTCCCCATCCTCATAGGATGATTTTACTGCATAGTCTCTATGAGCGTCTGCTAGGTCAGTCTATACAGTTATTAAATAACCCTAGAATTTTAGTTTTACAGGAAAGTTTTTAAAAAGGCAAGTAAAGAGTATAAAGACCCCTTGTCAGAGAATACCAATTCTAAAAGGTATCTTATGTATTATACGCTTGAGTGCGTTAGTGCCAGTTGGGCCATTTTATATTTTTTCTGAAGTTCTGCTAATTGTGCAGATAATTCATTGGAACCTGGCCCTATACCGTGTTCACCATTTTGTTTTTCTTTTTGTTGCAATTTAAGTACCAACTCATCTAATTCGGTTTTGAGCTTGAGTACGTATGCATCACCACTTTGAAGTACCATTAAGGAATCCTCAAAAATTAAACAATATCCTATATTTAATTATTTTCTGCCCTAAAGTCAACTAAAAAAAAGGGAGGGTCGAAACCCTCCCTTTTTCATTTTTCGTGATAACAAAACGCTGAGTTTCTATTACGAAACTTCAACGCCGTAAATACCGCGCCAGTCAGACCAGCCGAAGCTGTATCTAGCTCTCGCTTTGTATCGTACATTGCCAGTATCGAAGTCGCCTTCCATTGCAGTACGAATAGGTAATCTGTCGAAATGCTTTAAGCCATTTGGAACATCTGTCATCAAGAACCAGTTATTTGAATCAGTTAGATAATGATTAACTGCATATCCATTAGGAACCATGCCCATAGATACTACAGCATTAACATCATTGTCTGCTGTTCCTGGTCTTAATTTAGACGCCATGACTCTTTCTGCTACGAAAATTAAGTCTGAAGGGATAACAAGTTTCATTGCCCTTGCAGCAATTTTCAAACCACGTTCGTCTTTGTACGCTGCGACATCAATCAGTGCAGTTTCCAAAGATGTTTCGTTAAGTTGAGCAGCAGTACTCATTTCATTGGATTGGTTTCCTGCTAAAGTAACGTGAGCAGTAGAACACATTTCCAGACCATCACCACCAGTGTAAGAAGAGTTAAACGCTCTGTTAAGAATGTTTGCTCCCTTAGTTTGTTTGGTGTTAGCCATTGAACGAGCCAAAGCCTTCGTGTAACGAGTAGACAATCTATCATACAAATTATCTTCAATCGCTTCTTCAGTAATAGCAAATGCTAGGGCAATCGTCTCGTTTGTGTAACGAGCGGTATAAGTTTCTTGCGCGTAATCGTAAGTCACTCCTTGTCCTTCTGGTTTCACTGACGCATCAGCAAAGCCAGATAGCATTACTTCTTCTTCAAAAGCTCTATCAGATGATTCTGTAGAGAAGATTTGTTCTGCTTCGTTGTCATACCTATTGTACTCAAGACCAAAGAGAGCGTTCAAACCTGGTTCTAGTTCTTTCACGAGTTGTGCTCTTGAAATAGCCATAGTCTAATACCTCCTACGTATTGAGTTTGTACTGATGGAGACGAGCCATAACGATCCAGTTTGCATTAGCTGCAGAAGTGTCTGAATTGTTAGGATCTTCGGATAATCTGATAATTTGCCATGTCTTTCCGCCTTGTGCACTTGTTGCCTTAGTGCTCTTAAGCTCTGCTTTAGATCTACCATTAACGGTTGATCCAGCAGTATACGAAATATCCACACAATCGCCGATGTCGGCAGTTGTGAAAGTAGCATCAGCTTGAACTTCAAACTGTTGGTACGGATCATCATATACATGAGCTATAATATCACTTGCAGCAGTACTTGCAGGGTAGTAGTTACTCCATCTAGGTTTGCTTGTAGTGGGGTCAGTATATCTGCACCCATTAAAAACACCTACTGGTTTAGCTGCATCAGCACTACCAATAGTAATTGTACCATCAGTAGCATGCAGTATAACTGGATCCCCAGCAAAAATAGCTGTGCCATAAGCGGAAGAGATTAGATATTTGGACGTACCTTGAGTACTGGGGTAATCCCCAACACGTGTAGTAGCTATCCAACCTTGCGGTGCATCTACATTAGCCATATCAATTGTCCTCCATAAGTTATAGGGTTAAAAAAATCCGATGTGAAATTGCTAAAACTTATTCAGTTTTATTTCTTCCGCCACCGAAGCTTACACGACTCTGCCTATCTTGATTTATAGGCATACTCGGATGCTGTTCCCTCATAAGATCGTTTTTAATCGCTTGGTCATTGTCATCGGCTAAACTTTGATAATAAGCTTGCCTTTGTTTCGCGATCTCTTCGGGTATCCTTGCCAGCACAAGGCCACCATGTCCTACAACACCTGAATATTTTCCTCCAGTTACGGCTGGTAACCCACTCCAAACAGGATCATTCTTATATTCGTCTACACGAACTAATTCATATCCTTCTCTTAAACGGGCAGACATATTTGTTGTATCTTCCCAGCCTAAGACTGAAGTACGTAACCATCTGTGCACGTAACCACTTGGCGCAGGTGGTGCATCTAAAGGCGATGGTGGAGCCCATTGCCTAGGTCTTTCTTGTGAAATCCTAGTAGAACTCGCACGTGGATCTTTTTTTATTGTCTTTTTATTCATGCGTTATTTCTATCCTCCGTGTTTACATATTTCGCATACTCTTCTAGTGGCACTCCAAGCTTTTTAGCAATTGTAACCTGTGAAGGAGTGAGTCTCACAGTTCGGCGACCGGCTTTGCTTCCACTGCGTTTAGCAGAAGCAACCGTTTGTGACGGTTTGGTCGAAACTTCTTTTTCTTTTATATCAAATTTGTGGGGAAATGCAACCTTTATTCTTTTATCAATTTCTTGATAATAATCATTTGAATAAGGGTCGTAACCTTCTTCTTCTACCATCTTTTTATGATAAGACAATGCTGTATAAGTCATTGGCTCATCTTTACCAAACCATGTATTTTTATCCGCCCACTGTCGTGCTTGCGGATCCATAGGTACAGGTTGTTCAATAGGTCCTCCCACATTGGCAGGCATTCTAGTTTTAGAAGCCTCTTCTTTAACTATTTTTGCTCTTTCCCGACGCTCTTTAGCATCTGCTAATTTAGCTTCATCAATAGCTAATTGAGCAATATCTCGTTGTGCTAAGACTTGAGCATCAACGTCAGCTGCTTCAATTGCTTTTGATAATTTAGCTTTAGCTCCTTCAAAACCTTTTTTAATTCTTGTTTCCAGTTCTGAAACATAGGTGCTGTCTAACTTGGATAAACGTTCTTTAAGATCTTTTTGTTCTACAAGAACTGATTTGGCATAATCTAAAGCAGCGTTTTTTTGACGTTCTTCTTCACGCCAATTCTTGGTTAACTTCGCTATTCTTCTTTTTACGCCTTCACCGTATTGTTCTATTTCTTCTTTTTGTTTGCTAACTTGAACATCAGACTTGATATCAGATTCCTTAGATGTGTCATCGGACTTAATAT